CGCAAGGCTTCTTAACTCTTGCCTCTCAACACAAATCAACAAACACCCCCTGCCGCACGCATCTTTAAAAACATGAAACAAAAAGCATTTTCCTAGGGTTTTATAGAGAGTATCGAGGGCGCACGTGCGCCCCCCTACCTTGTCCCCCGGTGGTCAATATCGAGGTCAAGAGAGGTCGAATGAATTAAGAACTACTCATTCGGCAGGCAAGATCGCCTGCAAGAGGGCTTCTATCTAGAGCAAACTCTAAATCTGCTAGAAAGGAAGCGTATCCTCGATACTGGTTCGTACACTTAAGTTGCTGACTCGTCTACCATCGGAATTGTCCCGAGCCACAGATGTAAGTTGAAATCATCTGCAGCCATCCGGTGGTAGTTGTAAGCACGAGCTGACACATCGGTCGCTGTCATATTTTGGACAGACAGGAATGTCATCTTCGATTGCTTTGCCAAGGTCGGCTTGAACGTCGTGTCAGTTGAACAAATCAAGTGCACGGCTGTGCTCCTCGCCAATGTACGCGAGTAAGCAGGAATGGTCACGTCATAAAGCCCATCGACCCTCGTTGAAACGGGTGCTCGAAGGGCATTCGGATTTATCGTGTACGTGAAAAATCCGACAACTGAGGTTGGAACGATCATTTGGTCATAATCCATACCTAGTTCCATGACGTCGTCTGTGTCCACTTCCCAGGGTTCGAGGACGATACGAACCCCTCCACTGTTCATCGCATAACACAAGGTCAAGCGACTAAAGAGGTCGGTCTTGTATGCATCTTTGAGTAATGCATTCGGCGCAACGCTATTTTGGGACGTAACGTTGAGCAGGAACGGAAAGATAAACTGAGGTGCCGTTTGAGTGGACGTGGCAGTCAGCTTTGGGCCAGGGTTTGCACAAAAGCGCACGATCAGGGACTTAAGATCAGGGACCTTCTCACCAATTGATGCTGCGTGCACCACGCTTGGGATAGTCGAAGTAGGAACACCGAAGTCCACACGAGGTGTCTCAGTCTCCTCCAACTTCCCTGACTGAACAGTGATTGGGGCCCATGGTCTGTGGTCTTTGGCGACAGGGTACTGAAACTCCAAATCATCGCCGCCCTTCACTTCAACAATCACTGCAATATTTTGGTCAACAGTATTCGGTGCGAGCAATGGGTCCAGGACATCAACAGAAAGCCACCCCACGGTGTCGCTCGTTGAAGTCCAAAGTTCTGGTGCAATGTACGGAAGCACAACCTCAAATTCAGAAGTGTCTCGAATGTCAATAACCTCACGGAAAGCGTATTCTTGCTTCCCTGCTTGGAGTGCGTTAAACGTACTCACTCGGTAGCTGGGCTGGTACATAACAACAAGACGTCCTGAATAGAACTCATTTTTGGCCAACTTGAACTTGAAAATCATTGAACCGCGCCACAGTTTGAACATCGTTCCAAGGAAAGCAACAGGGGTGTACGTCGTCCCTTTCCCATAAGCGGTCGAATACAGAACGTTGTGGCCGTATGACATTAAGTTCGTGTCAGCCGCAGAGGTTGCAGGCCAATTGAACGTGGTCAAATGAGCTGGTCTCTTTTTGATGAAGTCGATTCCGGTCTCTTGGGATCCATCTCCTTGCCCTACACTTTGAGCAATGTTGGTAGTGGACAGCATACCTAATGTGGTCGACGCCGTCCTCATGTCAACATTCGCAGGGTATGGAACATTGATCCTGTTGTAACGAGAAACGTCTTCGTTTTGTCTTCTCTTTTCTGAGGGCAATGCACTCCTCACTTCTAACCCGGCACTCGAAGAACCACCGATACCTGACTGTGTAACCGTCGGACCGGACAGAATGACGTTTTCGAAATGACCCCAAAGAACAAAAGGGGCAGTACTATTGCCACTACCTCCCGCAAGTTTCGCATACGGGAAGATGAATGCAGCACCCAATCCCATATCTGAACCTGTGGACTTAACAGTGTGGAAAGGGTAAATGGACGTGAACGGAATGCGCAACTCAACGGAGGTCTGTTTCGCAATATCAATCTCTGCGTGGGGCAATTGCGAAATTTGCATCAAGTTGCACGAATGCATGCGGTAGAACGCCTGAACACTGGTATCCGTAAAATTGGACCCGCATGTCGGAAACCAAACAAGGAGGTATCTTCCACTTTGGAAACGAGTTGCGTTGACTTGCAACCTCAACACAATGTCTCCCCTCCAGAGCAAGTTTCCTGAAAATTTTGACTGTTTTTGGGCCGTGCCAATAAGGACCTTGTCCACCTCAATAGGCGCAGCAGGAATTCTCGTTGCGTCAGTGGTCGTAAGATTTCCTGTGGTGAGTCTGGTTGGCTTTCGAAAGAAATCGTGAAGCCGTTGGGATCCCGTGACAGTAACTGAGTTGATGATGGGAAGTCGTAAATTATCGACACCCGCTGTAATCGCTGCTGTGTCGGCATCATCGCGGACAATGGTCGTGGACGTTGAAGGCTCGATGCCAGGGGTCTGGGCATAGTTTCCGAGCTCATTGGTCGTTTCTTTGGTCGTGTTGGACATGAGTGTTTGACAAACCTTTTCGGGTACAAGTCTTAATGTCAATACACAAAGTGCTGGTTTTCGGACAAATCGGAATTCTTTTATGGACTTAATTTCATGTTGGTCCTCGCATTCCTCTTCAGTAGAGCAGGCTGTCGGCCTATTCACTCCAGGTTTTCCCCTTACCCTGAATGGGGGTGCCTTTTCACATGTGGAATATGGTCGAGTTGCAGGTGGTCTGAATGACCGTTTCCCACGACTCACTGTCCACAATGAAGTGTTTTCCGTAGAATGCACGCAACTTTGGCATCCACTCATCAAAAACCTCACGGCCGTGCAAAGACAATTCACGAACCGTGACATTCAAGTTTTGAATTGCAGTTGTCAAGTATGATGTATTTTGGGTCCACATACATTGTTCAATGACAACATCAAGGTCCAAAGGAGCAACCCATCTTGCAACATACTCATCATACCTGAACTTTCGTTTGATCAAAGAAACTTCCTCGAGGTGACGCATTTTTGTGTTCACTTCACCTTTCACATCTGAGGTAAGAATCATACCCATCTTGGACAACGTAACTGCTACGTTCGACTCGATAAACATCTCTTCCAAACCCTCACTAACTGCGAATGTGTTGTCGTCACCAATGACAATCAACACAACCAGCTTGAAGAACTCAGGGATCTTCGAGACATCACCACCATGTTGTTGAACATAATGGTAGCAAAACGAAGCCAAATTCATGTCCGAGTTTCCTGGGGCGGTTAGAGCGTTTCCACTCGGCCACCCAAATCCTTTGAGAACACCACCGACAACTGTCGCCCATTGCTCAATCACTCCTCCACGGATATGTTTTGATTGGAACAACATCTTTAGCACAGTGTGCCTGGCACGACATTCGTCTGCAGGAGCTCCCTCATAAAACTTATCGGTGCTACCCTTCAACGCGAGGCCAATAGCCTCATTGAGATGGCCGTCCCATCCTTGGTAGTCACCAGCACCACACCTCGGTTCATCACCGCATTTCACTTTCATCTGTTTGGCCAGAGAATCCCAATCCAAACTGTATGGATTGAGTCCAATGGCTGTCCCACTTTTAATGGGGCTTGCTTGTATAGACTCCATGTACGAACCAAAGAGCATTCGCATGACAATGGTCAGTTCAAGCGGTGACGCCGAAACTAGGCGTGACTTTCCCGCAAGAACCTTCTCAATCTTCCGTCTTTCATCCTTCAAGTTATCAGTGAACAAGAGGTCCACTTCACCACCTGACAACAGGATGGACATGATTATGCTAACTCTTTTGAGCAGCAAAGGAAACATTGGTCCGGGAATAACTTTCCCTCTTTCATCAATAAAATAAAATTGGTCCTTACCAATCTTCATTGCACTCCAAGGGTAACCTGCAGAAGTGCTAGAGTCAATTGACTTCAAAGCACTATCCACTTCGCCTTGGATTGCTGAACGCAAAGATAACATGTCGAAACCTAGCTTCGAGTGCGATCTGTGAAGTGCACCCAAGTGTTGGCCAATAAGGTACATAAGGTTACCATCAATCTCAGCGTTCGTCTCAACATAAGTCTGCCGCGCATTTCCATAATATTTAGGAGCACAATTAGACAGTGCTGTTGTTCGTTCTTTGGGTTCGACAGTGGTACCAACAAATGGAACCTTCTTTGTCTTCGAATGTATCCCAGACCTCAGGGGAGCGTTGAATGTGTGCACAATTCCTGTGTGAACACTTGAATCGTAAGGGAGGCCATCTTGAGCCTTCACCTCTGATTTTTGATACTCCTCAATCTCAGGGAGGTCCTCGACATCATCCATGTCGATTCCATCAATGGCGAAACGCACATCTTCACGAGACGTCCTGAATGCAAAGCCGTTCGCTTTATTGTCACCGGCAACGTGCATACCCAGGATTTGGCCTCCCGTGGTTCCATCGTTTGAAATCAAAATGGATCCACAGTCACCATCTTTTGTCTTGATGTCATAACCAAAGAACAAATCCACCCAGACTTTTTCACCAGTTCGGGTGTCGAACTCAATGCTCGAACCACCAATCGTCGTTGTTGAATTTTCTGCCTCATCAGCATTAACCAACATGGATTTTGGTCCCGAGTGATGGTAGGTGTTCATTTTCTTGGAGATCATGAAATGCTTGAGAATATCAACGTGTTCACGAATCAATTTTGCGTTTGTGAATTCAATTGTGGCAAGGTCCGACTTCCCATACAACGCCATGGTGACGTCGTTGGGTCCGAAATTAACAACCGTCTTGCCTTGTTGTAATTAAAACACATTTTCCGTGACACTGTTTTGCTCCAGCATCTCTCTCCTCTTTATCATCGCCTTCACAACATGTGCGTTGGCAATAGCTTTGCGACCTTTAACAAATGTCGCGTATCCAACCTTTTGATAATTCAAGCCATCCATTCCTAGAACATGGACACTGTACGAGTTGGCCTGCACAAGGTCCTTGATAGCCGTAGTTTTCTGGTCGCCAATTTGGACGACTGCTCTCTTCATGCGGATGTTGCGTGATGCAACGTGTCCGCGAGTGACTGTCCGAGTGTAAGCACGTGTGCCAGCTCCACTCTGAATTGTCACTTCAGAACTACTTGAAAAACCATAAAAGACACCAATTCCAGTTGCGATCACAGAAATTAGTGTCACGATGAGTGCAGCATGGTCTGTAAAGAACCGCCAGACAGCTTGTGCTGCGTCATACATCTTGTTCTTGAGGTACTCAACCCCTCCACACAGCGCGTCCCAAAATTTCTTTGGGAACTCCTTTGCCGTTTGGATGGCTGTCAACCTCTTCTTGTCAAAACCTTTCACAAATGCAACAATTTGTTTCCCTGTCATATTGGCTATTTCAGCACAATTTTTCTTAAGGTAATTGAACACAAATAATGGATCGATTGCCAATTCAAGAACCGAATCAAGCAACCATGTTGCAAATGCAAATGAGTCGTGGCCCAGGCTAACGCCACCCCATGTTGGGTGTTCAATGGTCATCTGAATTCGCCAGGACCAGAACGGCAATCTAATCTTGTCATCCTTGTAGCCCCATTTGCGGAACAGTGAAATCACCCTGTGGCTTGGATACCACGAGTGTAGGCCCATCTTTTCAGCAACCTTCACTCTAACCTCAGCTTTTGCAACACCCACCATCCCTTGGAATGCAATGGCATGACCAATAAACTGCAGGTCATGCACAAACATCTCCCTAAGGAAAAACTTGCGCTCATAAGCTCGATCAAGGGAAAATTTGTACTTCCCAATCGTGAAAAAGTGACTTTCATCACCCACCTCATTTGATTGAGGCATGTCGCCTACATCCGAACCTTTAATGGACGTGGTCTCAACGATAGAAACCTTGGGTCCACGGTAACGAATACTGAAGCCGCGAACCTGTAAAAGAACTGGTTGACGCATCTTAAATGAACGCACCAATGTTGACGTGGCATCAATCGAGCCGAAGTTACCTGCGCGGAAAACTTCATACTCAATGATTTCTTTTCCATCGCCACATTCACACTCATCAAAAGCAAACATCATTTCCCGTCTCATTCCTTGACGGTCATCATCAAGTTTCATGTTTGTAACAGTGAAAGTGTGTCCTTCGATGTCGCCTTCCTCGGCACCGTCATCTTCGAGTGAAAATGGTTGGTCAGTCACCTTCAACGGATCATCATCAACAGCTTGAACCTTGATATCGAACTCGTCGGCGGCATCATCAAGCAATGCTGCAGTATCCTCAGGCAGGGATCTGGCGCGATAATACGACGCCATAATGTTCTCTGCCTGGATCTTGAAATCCGCAGCTTGCTGAAGGCCTTCACGCCTGTGCTTGTCAGCTGCTTTACAGCAGTTTTCAACAATTTGGGCAAAAGTAATTGCCTCAGTACCTTTCTGAAAACTCATTGACTGTTCCCCCTCAACTTTCTTCGCAATTGTCATGTTGAGACGAGTTGGGTCAAAACCTTTCGATGAGCCTTCACTCAAAGTTTCAAACCAAATCACTGTCCCTTCATCAATACCATCTTGAATTCGCCTAACAACCGCTTGAGGGTTCACAATTTGCTTCTGTTGAGCGAAGTCAGAAATGTTTGTCGTGGCAAGAATGAACTTGGGGCGAACCCCTGTTGTTCCCTTCTGCTCAACTGATGAGAATTGGACGGACAACTCTTCAGGGTTAACCCACTTGATGATCCGCTCAGCATCCGAATTTTCCATCCCGGGCGCTGTGGTCTTCATGAAGGCCTCATTAATCCTGACAATCTCTGTACTGTTACAAATACCATCGTCCCACTTGTCACCATTAGTGAAGTGGACATATGGCTTTTTGCTTTTCTTCCAACTTTCCAACTTGGTTAAATCAGTCTTACCACTTGAAGGGTCTTCACAACTCTTGATACTCAGCGCTTCCTCGAGACCGTTCATGGCGGTACTTTTCCCAGTACCTGATTTTGTACCCATGAACATAGCAAACACTGGGACAATTGGAGCTTTAGTTGCAGACATCAATCTTTCCTTGGCTGTATCATGCAACTTAGTCAACTCCTTCATAACTGGTGTCAAGTAAGCCAACAATGGTTCCTTCGAATCCTTCTTCAACCTGAGTGCCAAATCATGCCCGGCTAATATCAACCGGTACAAACTCTGCAGTTGGTCATCCAACACAGGCAGCACTCCATGTTTAGCTTTTGCCAAAACTTCTTGCGCTTCAGAAAGGAAATCCTTC